CCCCTTTAGAGGCGAGGGTGAACGCCGCACCGTAGCGGCTAATTTGAATTGCTTCCCACAGGAGTTAGCAGCATGAGTTTACTTGAGATTGTCAGCACCTTAACAACTTTGTCAGTCATAGCGTCCGCTGTATGCGCCGTTACGCCCACTCCAAAAGATGACGCATTTATGGCTAAGTACATCTACCCTGTCATAGAGGCTTTAGCCCTTAATGTCGGCAAAGCTAAAGAATAACTATGTGCTATCTAGCGATGGCAGAGGAATGGGGTTTGGATAAAGGCGATAAAGCGTTACAAGAGATCAATGCACATGAGCGTGAGTGTGCGTTGAGGTATGAGCGTATAGAAGAGCGCTTGAAAGATGGCTCTAAACGTTTTGATAGGCTGGATGAAAAGATTGACCGCTTCGGCAATAGGCTTTGGTGGATCATTGGTTTAATTGTAGTGAGCATCTTGGTGCCACAATTTTTAGGAGGTTGATATGAGTGATGGAACAATCAAGATCCCGACATGGGCATTGCCTATTGGCGCTGCTGCGCTGTCAGGTGCGATGGTCTGGGGTGCTAGTCAAGCGCAAGCACAGGCTACACAAGAGGAAGTGGACAGGATTGAGGCTGCTGTAGTCAATGTCGTTGAAGAGGCACAAGCCACGGGAAAACTCGCAGCAGTCAATGCGACAAAAATCGAGGCTATAGTGGATTCTCTAGCGGAGCAGTCGGAGACAGCGAAGGCATCGGACGCGAAGCTACAGCAGCTAATAGAGATAATGCTGAAGCAGAACTAGAGTATGACCCAGCCAATCCAAATCTGTACTGTGATTTAAGAGAATGGCGCATGTTGGAATTGGTCAACCCGCCACAGTATCGTCACTGCATTGCTATGGAGTGGATGCGCTACAACCATCGCCAGTGTGGGTATGGGGCGCAAGTCTACGTTCAAAACACAATGTCTCGCGTTTTAGGCACTGCACATCAGCTTGATGTAGAACTGCTTACTTGGGATCTTGTTAAACCTGCGGCTGTAAGAACACAAGCAGTTAAGAAAAAGCGGAGGCTGTGATGGAGATAGCGCCGTTTCCAAACAGCGTAAATGTCCCTTATCACGGTATTGACCAGTTGCGTAATAGCTACCGCGTTGACCAAATATCTCGTAATACAACTAAAGAGATTGCAGCAATAACCCGTTACAGCGAGTTTGTTTACGAATACCGCAGCGGTGAGATACATACCTCAACACTCAAAGTTTTACGACAAGACTTTTTGGATCTTGAAGTATGAGCATGATGATCTTCGTTTTGATTATTCTTGAGCGGGGCCAACCCACCGGACAAGAGTTTTATTTCCAAGAGCTTACTTCATGCCTTGAGTACAGCAATGCACTTAATGCACAGTCTGTTGGCAGCATCAATCAGCTTTTAAGCAACAACCGATACTTCTCGACCTACTGTGCAGTTCGTGAAATACCCACAGCAGATGCTGGCAATAAAATACTGTTTCGTGATCCAAAGAAAAGAGATGATGAATGAGTCCTAAGAAACTAGAACCGAAATCACGGTATGCTCAGTATGACCTCGACGGGGATGGAGTGGTCACTGATGAAGAACTTACAAGAAATCAAGAGCTTGTTGAAATCGAACTGCGTGAAGAGAAAGCAGACAGTCAACGCCGAATGGCTTGGGTGTCTCTTGGTAGTATGGTGGTTTACTCTATATTACCACTTCTGCCCTTCATACCTGAGTCTCGTCTGTCCACTTTGGCGTCTTTAAGTGACATGTTATTTCTTAGTCAGGCGAGCATAGTAGGTCTATACTTTGGTGCTACAGCGTACATGGCAAAACGATGAGCATACTCGGATCAATCATAGGCCCAGCCACTCAGCTACTAGATAAGGTAATTGAGGATAAAGACGAAAAGAATCGCATCGCCTTTGAGTTGAGCACTCTTGCAGAGCGCCATGCGAATGAACTAGCCAAGGGGCAGCTAGAGGTCAATAAGGTTGAGGCTGCACACAAGTCGTTATTCGTTGCCGGGTGGCGTCCTAGCATCGGTTGGTGCTGTAGTCTGGGTCTTCTGTATCATGTACTGATCGCGCCGATTGCGGGTATCTGGGTAGAAGTTCCTGAGATAGACCCGTCACTGCTGATGACTACTATGACTGGGATGCTAGGTTTGGGCGCTATGCGTAGCTACGAGAAGACCAGAGGCGTGAGCAGGGAGAAGTAATGACAAAACTAATTGAAATGCTAAAGCTGCACGAGGGTGTACGCAGTCATGTGTACCTGTGCTCCGCTGGCTATGAAACTTTGGGCGTTGGCCGCAATATCAGCGAATCTGGTCTTGGTTTGTCAGATGATGAGATTGAATACCTCCTCAACAACGATATTAAACGTGTACGAGAAGAGCTTGAAGATGCTTACTTTTGGTTCCCTGCGCTTAACGAAGCGCGACAAGATGCTATGATCGACATCTGTTTTAACCTTGGTCTTACAAGACTACGCGGTTTTGTAAAAGCCATAGAGGCCATGTCTCGTGAGCAGTTTGATATTGCGGCAGATGAGTTTATGGATTCGCTCTGGAGTCAACAGGTAGGCAATCGTGCTGTTGAGGTGACTGAAATGATCCGCACAGGAGAGTATCAGTAATGGCTTTGCAAAAGTTTATCTTCAACCCTGGGATCAACAAAGAAGGCACAGACTACACAGCAGAAGGCGGGTGGTTTGACGGCAACTTGGTGCGGTTTCGTAAAGGCTTGCCAGAGAAAATAGGCGGTTGGCAGAAGTACATTCAAGCCTCATACAAAGGCACAGGTCGCAAGCTCCATGGTTGGGTTGATCTTGATGGCACTAAGCTGTTGGGACTTGGCACACGTTTTAAGCTGTACATACAAGAAGGTGCAAGCTACAACGACATCACCCCAATACGCAGCACAACAGGTGCAGGCGATGTCACGTTTGCTGCGACCAATGGATCAAGCACGATAACTGTCACCGACACAGGTCACGGTGCAGCAGAGGGAGACTTCGTTACTTTTTCTGATGCAGCAAGTTTAGGTGGGAATGTTATTGCGGCAGTCTTAAACCAAGAATATCAAATCGCATCTGTGCCAAGCACAAGTACGTTTACCATTACCGCGAAAGACACGAGCGGTGCAGAAGTTACTGCAAACAGCAGTGATAGTGGCAACGGTGGCAGCAGTGTAGTCGGAACTTATCAAATCAACTCTGGTCTAGATGTGTTTGTAGACGGCACAGGCTGGGGTGTAGGTGCATGGTCATCTGGAGCTTGGGGATCAACGTCCACACTGACAGATTCAAACCAACTGCGTTTATGGTCAATGGATAACTTTGGTGAAGATTTAATATCCAATCCTCGCGCAGGAAGCATTTATTACTGGGACAAAACAGATGGCCTTAGCACCAGGGCCGTAGCTTTGTCAGGAATCAGTGGCGCAAACCTAGTGCCCACAAAAGGACTGCAGGTCATAGTCTCTGACATTGACAGGCACGTTCTTGTGCTTGGCGCTGACCCTATCAATGCAGCAGGTACAGCAAGAACTGGTTCAATTGATCCCTTGTTGATTGCTTTTTCTGACCAAGAAAATGCCACTGAGTTTGAGCCTAAGTCCACCAACACCGCTGGATCACTGAGATGCTCTGCAGGAAGCGAGATCATAGGTGGGTTGAGAGCTAGGCAAGAAACCTTGATATGGACAGATGTTGCGCTTTACAGCCTGCAGTTTATTGGGCCACCTTTGACTTTTGGTCTGAACCTGATCAACGAGGGCGTCAGCTTGATTGGCCCAAATGGTGCCGTGAACACACCATCTGGCGTCTTTTGGATGGATAAGAAAGGTTTCTATTCATACGGAGGCAGTGTTACACCGCTACCGTGCTCTGTGAAGTCATACGTTTTTGATGACTTCAACGAGGGGCAGGCATTTCAAGTGTTTGCGTTTTTGAACAAGCAGTTCAACGAGGTCGGTTGGTTCTACTGTTCTGCCGCTTCAACAACCATTGATAGATTTGTTGCGTATAATTACCAAGAACAAACATGGAACATTGGCCAACTATCTAGGACTGCTTGGCTTGATGAAGGCATTGTTGCTTTCCCCAGAGCTGCAGGCCAATCAAGTTCCACAAACTATTTGTATCAACATGAAACTGGTAACGATGATGACGGCAGTCCCATGACCAACGTGTTCATCGAATCTGCTGACTTTGACATAGGCGATGGCGAAGAGTTTCAGTTCATACGCCGTTGCATACCAGACATCAAGTTTACAGGCACAGGCTCAACTCAAACAATTAATTTGGTAGTCAAAGCGCGCAACTTCCCCGGCAGTACGCTGACCACCGATCAGACTACTGCAATCACAAGCTCAACCACCAAGGTCGATACTCGAGCAAGAGGGCGTCAAGCAGTGGTGCGCTTTGAGTCTGATGATGACGCAGTCACTGATTCGCAACTAGGCGTTGGTTTCAGAGTCGGTGGCACTCGACTTGATATACAGCCCAACGGTAGACGATGAGCAAGTTACTGCGAGGCAGATTGCCGCTCATCAACAATGGCGCTGCTGTTGATGGCAATACGTTCAATAGAACAGTGCGCTTGCTTGAACTCAGTTTGGATGCGTTTGATCCAGACGCTACACCACAGTTCACGCGAGAGAAAAGAGATACTTTGAAATTCAACACAGGTGATTTAATCTGGAACACAACTATCAACACTTTACAAGTGTTTGATGGAAACAACTGGATTAGTTTGTCTCAGGAATTGCCGTACACAACTGACCCGCTTGAAGCACAAGGCCAGGTTGGTTCTGTTCAAGTTGTTAATGAAGGAGCAATCGTAGTGAGTGTAGGTTCATGACAAAACTATGTGCAAGAGGCAAGGCAGCAGCCAAGCGTAAGTTCAAGGTATACCCGTCTGCGTATGCAAATGCTTATGCCAGCAAAATCTGTGCAGGAAAAATTAAAGATCCTTCTGGCGTGAAGCGTAAAGACTTCAAAGGCCCGAAGCCAAGAAACATGAACGCTGGCGGATTTGCCGCTAAACGCGCTCGTGTAATAGACCCTAGAGGATTCAGTGGCATGCTGCCCAACAAGCGCAAGCCCACTAAGATCGCATGAGCCTAACCAAATGGTTTTCAAAAACAGACTCAAAAGGCGATTGGGTTGATATTGGCGCGCCTAAGAAAGATGGCAAATTCCAAGCGTGTGGACGAAAGAAAGTTGAAGGTTCAAAGCGCAAGTATCCAAAGTGTGTGCCGCGGTCTAAAGCCAATCAAATGACTGAAGGCGAGCGTCGTAGTGCCGTCAAACGAAAGCGCGCTAAGGCACAAGGTGTGGGCGGAAAGCCAACAAACGTAAAGACCATTGTAAAGAAAGCAGATGGTGGAGAAGTTCGTCGTAACCATCGGGGTTGTGGCGCTGTTATGTCTGATCGACGCAAGAGAACTAGGTACTCCTGATGTTTAGACGATACGCAGAAGAGTTTTCAAACGGAGGCGCTGTTAAGAAAAGACGCCCCGATAACATGCCAAAGCGCAATAAAAAGAACTTTCGCCCTACAAAACAAGGCGCTGGCATGACAGAAGCTGGTGTAAAAGCGTATCGTAAAGCCAATCCTGGTAGTAAACTCCAGACTGCTGTGACGGAGAACAAGCCTACAGGTAAGCGTGCAGCGCGTAGAAAGTCTTTTTGCGCACGATCTGCAGGGCAAATGAAGAAGTTTCCAAAAGCAGCAAAAGATCCTAACTCTAGGTTAAGACAGGCCAGACGGCGATGGAAGTGTTAAGCAGGTGAGTAACTGATATGGGAAAAAAACCAGAGTCGAGCAAAGAAATAAGTCGCTTGCAAACCACAGGTAGGGCGCGAGCTTCTGACATATTATCTGATGATGCTAGATTTAAAAGATTTCCTGATTCTCCACTAGCTACAAAAGATCCTAGGTTTAGTCAAACATCAGCTTTTTTAGGTGGCGGGGTAAGCCCATACGCGCAGTCTATGGCGTATCAACGCCTACCTGGGATGACATATGCCAACCTTCCGGGCACAACCACAGCGTTCTACCCACAAGCAAACGTAGCCCCTCCTGTAGCCACAACGCCCCCAGCAAGCGGTGGCGTTTCCAATCAGTATAAGTCTGAACCTGCAATAGATGTGGGCAGAGCAGATGATCCTGCTGATATTGAAGCAGAGAATGCATTGCTTCTTGCTGAGCTTGTTGAGCGAGCTAACGAAATGAGATTTGAGCGGCGAGACGAAATGGCTGATGCGTTCAAAGATTTTGAACTAGATCAAGCGATTCGTCGTGGCCCGTTTCAGATAGAAGATTACGATGACATTTTTGGCGACGATAAGATGCTGGAGGTTGCAGCAGACAATCGTGAAAGAGCTTTCTCAAATGAAGACTTGCTTGTTTCTCGCAGCGCCCCTGGCGGGATACTAAGTCTTAGCGATCTTCAAAACATTCAAGACTCTATTGGCGACAACGTCATGATGACCATGGCTGATGGTGGTATTGCCAGTATACCCGTGCAAATGAGCGGTGGCGGCATGCCCGGAGGAATGGATTTGTATGGAGGTGCGCCTGCCTCTGAACCAACAGGCATGCAAAAATTTGGAAACATGATGTCAGATTTAGGCGGCAGATTGACAGGGTTTTCTTCCGCATTGGCTGGCGGCTCATCATCTCAAGTTCCTGCTGATCTTAAAAACATGTCCAAAGAAGAACTGATTGCCTTAATTATGAAAAATAGAGGAGGCATGAAGTCAAATCCAAGCGCGGGCAGAGATCCCAACAAGAGTTCATCTGATGGCCCAGACATTGGGCAGATTGCTAAACTGGCGACTATGGCTGGAGGCATGCAAGACGGTGGATTAGCGGCTCTTG